TCCCCGTCATCCTTACATATAGCGTTTGGCGGCGACTTTCTTATATCAAGCACTTAATTCTATTATCATTATACGCAACATGAACAAAAAAGTCAACTAATTTTACAAAAAAAATTCGAGGTGAAGAAATTGTACGCGAATTGTGATTACTCATATCTAATCGACCAAACGGCTTATTATTCAAAAAATAGCGGGGCATTCGTTAGTAAATATATTGAAGCTACACAAAAAAACACAAATGTTATAGTGCCTACTCTAAGCTCTGTGTATGAGTTGGACGGCGCATTAGACGATATAAGAGAACTAAAGTCTTGTATCGGCGTTGTGTTAAACAAAACTCCGCCCGAGTATGGAACAGAAACGAAACGCATATCGATTACTTTTTATAATGTAGATACATTAGAAACAATCGCAACGACTGCCGGTACGTATTCCGTTCCGTCGGGCAATTATGCTATAAAATACGAAACCGCATATACCTATTCTTATTCACGTGGTAGTAGCGGTCTTTCTTTAAAAGAAAATGCAACGCTTATTTATTATATCTACGCTACGGAAAATCGACTTCCGCTCAAAAAGTGGACAATTACCGACTGCATAAACCGTTGCTTAGAGCTTGCAGAGCCTTTGCAAGTCATGTCGGCAACGGGCAATACGACAACGGGAACAAAAAAACTTACCGTTCAAGAGATAGAAACTCCGCGCTTTATTTTTGACGGCGTAAATTATGACACAAACGGCATAAGGCAATCGACGTACACGGCGGGCAGTCAAGCGGAGAAATACGATAAAGTAATCGCACCCGAGTTCGCTATGACGAAATCAAACCTTAGGGAACAGTTGCAACAGATAGGCGGCTTTATCCACGCCGAGCCTCGGCTCAAAATCGTAGACGGAAAATACATAATCGTGTTTGATGAATACGGCAAGCGCGAATATTCGCCGATATCAAAAAAACGGCATATCACAAAGGTTTTAAAGCAGTCTGTAAACGACTTTTGCACCGAGCTTGACAGTACGGTTGATAACCTTGTAAACCGTCTTTCGTATGCACAAGGAGCAGTCGTAGAACCATATAATTTCGGCGGAAAAAGTTTGAGAGCAGAAACGACGGCAATGCGAATTGACGATAGCAGTGCGTATATTCCGACATACTTACCTATAGACGACATTGTTAAACTTGAAATAATGGCACCAGCTTCTGCCGAAAATGTTGGGTGGACGGGTTGGACGGACATTACGGACTATTTATTCGAGAAAGCGGACTACGACAATATGTCAAGTATTAGCGGCGTTTATCCTTATTCTAAGGCATTTGCACTTTACTATACGCAAGGTGAAAAAGGCGTTCGCGGGCTATTCTTCAAGAACCCCGACATTATTTCGCAAGCGTGGTTTCAAAAGTATGCGATTGTCAATATATTGCAATCTTGCGGAGCTAATGTCGATACAAGCGACAATTATAAATATCCGATTATTTCGTTTCGTATAACATATATTCCGAGATATTCGGCGAGGGTAAGAACAAGTAAGCAATTGATTATCCCCGGGCTTCCGTCGACGCTTGCGTACAATCAAGGCGCAAACCTCGTCGAAACGAGATATTACGGCGAAAACCTCAAGGGTGTTGTTGCAAGGCTCGGGAACGTGGAAAAGACCTTGACGTACAAAGTCGGCTACTTAACGGATATACCGAAAGCGGGGCAATTGTTCGATAAAAACTACTATATTTCCGCCGTAGAATGGGAGTCCGTTAACCGTATGTATCAAGTAAGCGAAAAGCAAGCGCAAGCCCGCGATAGCGTTTTCAATGAGTATTTACTTATTACCGACGACAAAGAAGCGAAAAGTAACGCGAGCCTTGCAACGCTATATATTCCTTTTGTTTTGTCGGAATGGTTTAAAAGTGATAGTCATTTTACGTTCAATCCGCGCCCCGATTTTTGCGAGGTTTGGGGCTTAACAAAAGGCGGACAACGCGTTAGAGATTACGACGTTGTTTTGCCCGTCTGTATCTCCGAAATGGGTAACTCAATTGCTTTTTCCGTCAATTTCCAAGACAACTATTCGGCGGGGCAAAAAAGTACGAAAATACAAATCGAGAGTTCTTCGACTTATTGGTCTGACTATGTGCCGTATAACGACTATTACGGACGATTTTATTATTTGAATTTTGAAATTTCAATGCTGCAATACGGTGAAGTTATTAGCGACGGCTTGGAGCAAACTTTGCCACAAGCAAAAATTTGGACGGAGATGCCTAACGTATCCGACGTTACGCGCGCCCCGATAATAACGACTGCCCGCGGTACGACCGAATACCCGATTGTTTATAGAAAAGAAAGTACGGAAGCCCCGTCTTTAACCTATCAATTATCGATTGTAACCGATAATGACGCGATAATAATCGGTAGCGGTTTCGCGAGAAATATGCCGTTTATAAACACCGAAATCGGCACGGGCGATAATGGAACAACATATAAGCCTATTGAAGTTAAAATCTATATTCTTGAAGAGCCTATAGAGTTGTTTGCCGATAAAATATACATTGACGGCTTAGTTGGCATTTCTATAACAACCGATTACAACGTACAAGACACGAGCAATAACATGGAATTGTCTTTCAACTCCATAACCGCAAACAAGAGCGGTAAAGCATGGGCGATTGTAACAAGTTCAAGAACGGTAAGCCACACAGTCGAGGACGAGGACGGCAACACGGTTATACAAACAGAACAACGCGGGTGTGACCTCATATTCGGCAAGAACGAAGAGGTGACGGACGGACAAACGATTGAATTGCCGCGCCTCGTATTAAAACGAAAACTTTATTAAGGAGTTCAGCGGATATGTTTTTCTTATATGACGCAAACTTAAAACTTTTAAAAACAATTCCGAGCGACGTATATCAAGGCTCGGACGGGGCGGACGATATATACTTCCTTGTCCCGATTAACCCGAACGCGGCTATTGACGTTGCGTTCTTACTGCCGACGGGCAAAACGAATATTTCCCGCGCGGCTACAAAACAAGGCGAGGCGGTCGGTCTTAAAACACCCGACGGTATTACCTATGCCATGTGGAGCATAACGCTAACGGCGCAAGAAACGGCGTATGCGGGCAACGTTACGCTACAAATCACGGTAAGTACGGGAGCAATGAGTATGACCTCACAAAAGGGCGTATTCCCCGTTTTGACGGGTGTGCCGCCCGTTCTTCCCGAAGCTCCGACAAGCGACGTTTACGCCGACATTAGCGCGGCTATAGCGGCATTGCAAAGCGCAGTGTACAACACTAAAGCTATAGGTATAGAAGCGTTCGGCACGAGCGATACCGCAAACGACCCGTTCGCATATGTGCAAGCGTATAAAGCGGACGCGGAAATTGTTGTCGTTCCCGATTACATAATCAAAAACGATGAGTATTATATCGTCACGAGCATATTGTCGACGGTGCCGCAAAGCGTGACCGAATATGAGTTCGGCGCGAACGTTACGCTCATAGGTTCGGGTGCTTTTTATCAAGCGAAAATCGACCGCTTAGAGTTCCCGAAAACCTTAACTTCTATTAGGGACGCGGCGTTTAAAGAAGCAACGACAACCGAATTTATTTTTAACGGCGCGGTTCCGACCATAGGCGACGACGCTTTCACGGGCGTAAAGGCAATAGCGTATGTTCCCTCAGTTTATTACGACGATTACGTAACGGCATTCGAAAAGTACCCCGATATCGCCGTCCAAAAGAAAAGCGAAACGCTTGGGGAAGCAATCGAAGCCGCCGACAAAGCAAAAGCTATTGCTTTGAATGCACAGCAGACTGCAGAAGCGGCGCAGCAGACGGCAGACGAAGTTAAGGCGGCGGTAGACGGTAAGCTTGATAAGAAAACATATAAGTCCGATTTCGGTGAAGCGTACGTAAAAGAAACCGACGGCTCAGAGAAAATGGTTTCCATTACGGAATTAGCTGTTAAGCAAACGCTTGTCAAAAGGAATAGCGCGGGTGCCGTTGCATGTACCGAGGCAACGAGCGATAATTTAGCAGTCAATCTCGGTCAACTCAACAAAAAAGTTATGCGTGTTACAAACGCGGATATAGATTTATTATTTATTTAGGAGGTAAGTTATGGCAAAATATTTAGACTATGCAGGTCTATCACATTACGATGAAAAAATAAAAGGTCTTATCAGTGCAGAGGTTGGCGCGCGCAAATCCGCCGATACCGAGATAAACAATGATATTGAAAACTTGTCGAAAGGCAAGGTTAGCAAAGCGACAACTACCGAAAAATACCCCCGTGTATACGGTGTGGCTGCGAACGAGAGCGATGATAAACTATTCAAATTGTCGGAGTTTGAGGAAGAAAGCTCTGTCGCGCTTAGAGGTGCGGGCGGCATTTTGCTTGCTAATGCGGGTACGGGAGATAAAAGTGTGGTTAACCTTGCGCAACTCGCGGAAAAACTTACCGCCTACCTTTTAAAAGCGGGCGATACCATGACGGGCGACCTTACTATTCAAGGCGACCTCACCGTTAAGGGGTCTACGGTAACGGAAAACACGGAATCGCTAAATGTAAAGGACGCTATCGTCGTGACGAACAGCGACGGCACGGAGTTAGGCTCTACGCTTGCGGGCTTTGTAATAAGGCTCAACGCAACCGACTGCTACGGCATTATTTACGACAAATCTTCCGATAGCGTTAAGCTCGGCTTAGGCAAAATCACCGACGGCAAATTCGCGTTCAATACGGGCGAGGGTGAAGCCGTCGCAACAAGGGCGGATAGCACGGCGTTGACGAACGGACACCTTATACAGTGGGACGGCACAAACTTTAAGCTTGTAGACAGCGGAAAGAGTATAAGTGACATAACGACTGCTATATCAAGCGTAGAATCGAGCGTAGGGACGGTATCGGAAGCTGCCGAAAACGCTCGTCTAATGGCGAAAGGTGCGCAAAAAGACGCAAGTGCGGCGCAATCAGCTGCTAACGCGGCGCAATCAGCTGCAAACGCGGCGCAAGGAACCGCAGATAACGCGTTGTCGGAAGCGGGTACAAAACTCGATAAGCTTACGGGTGTCGTATCCGCATATGACGTAGCGTACATAAAGAAAGGCGGTGACGGAGATAATGGATGGATGCCTATTACGACGGACGCGGAAAAAAACACCCTCGTACAAAGAGATAGTTCGGGGAAAATAAAAGTTACAGCGGGTACCGCGGGAGCAGAAGCTGTATGTTATATACAATTAGAGGCGGTCGCCACTAAAGCGGGTACGGCTCAAACTACTGCAGACGAGGCAACTACTAAGGCTGAAAACGCACAAGCAACTGCCAACGAAAAGCAAAACAAGCTCGTATCGGGAACTAATATCAAAACCATAAACAATCAAAGCATTTTAGGCTCGGGCGACATAACAATTTCCGTTCCCGAGGTGCAATCGATAGCAAACGCGGAAATCGACGCGTTATTTGCGTAAGGGGGTAATTTATGGGCAAATTTTTAGACCAATCGGGCTTGGAGTATTATGACGGCAAAATTAAAGCCGTCATAAAGAAAAAGCAAGACACGCTCGTTTCGGGAACAAACATAAAAA